AATACAATAGGTACTGATACTTTGTATTGGAACTCAAGCACTAATGTTTTAGGTATAAACTACAGTGGATCTACATTTAATAGTGGAGCGTTGCAAATACAAGGCCCTACTTCTAACACTGGTCAAATAGGTTTACAAATATATAACTCTACAACAGGTTCGCCTTATGGCTCGCATGGTATATTTGTTAATGGCCCAAGATATGGGAATGCTGGTATATCTATTAAAAACCCAAATGTTGGAACTACATTTTTAAGGTTTTACAGTAACTCTGGATCATCTGTAGGTACTATAACTCAAAACGGTACTTCAAGCACGTCTTATAACACAAGTTCTGATTATAGGTTAAAGGAGAATATTATACCTATGACTGGCTCAATAGATAGATTGAAGCAGTTAAAACCATCAAGGTTTAATTTTATTGACCAGAACAAAGAAGACAGAGGAGCAATTCCAACTGTTGATGGATTTATAGCTCATGAGGTTTCTGATATTATTCCAGAGTCTATTACAGGGGAAAAAGACGGATTAGATTTTGAAGGTAATCCTGAGTATCAATCAATTGATCAATCAAAAATAGTTCCTTTATTAACAGGAGCATTACAAGAGGCTATATCTAAAATAGAATCTTTAGAGGCAAGAATAAAAGCATTGGAATCATAAGAAAAATATTCTTATATTTGTGTTAAGTTTAATAAATAAAATATAATCAAATGTCAAAACAATTAAGTAAAGATCAATTAGAGTTATTACAGGGTTTACAAAAACAATTTAATGATTCAAAATTTGAAATCGCAGATTTAGAAATTAAAAAAGCTGAACTTGTTTCAGGTATAGCTGATATTAAAGCAAAGTTTGCTGAACAAGAAAAATCTTTAATGGAAGAATTTGGTCAGAATGCAGTTATAAACCTGCAAACTGGAGAAGTTAAAGAACCAGAAGAAAAACCTTTAGAGGTAGCAGAATAAAAAAACATGGCAAAAATAAGCAACATATCCGCGTATCCTAATATTAGCAATATTGATGCAGCAGATTATTTAATTATAACTGATGCAGAAAATAACTTAATGACTAAAACTTGCACTATATCGCAGTTACAGTCTAATTTTGGGGTTGACACGCTTGTTGCTCATCAGGAGGTCACAGCATCAGGGTTACAAAGTATAGCTACAGGATTTAAAATAATTGAAGCTCAAGGGGCTAATAAGGTTATAGATGTAATATCTATTGCTGTGTATGGTCAATTTGGTTCTGCGGCTTATGATTTTAGCGATGATTTAGAGTTTGATTGTAATTCTACTGTTTATGCATCTTTAGCATCTGTAACTGCAAATGGTAGTGCAGATTATTCACAAAAACTTATGATAGGCGGAGGATCTGGAAATTCATTAGCTTTGTCTGCTAATCAACCTCTTAGTTTATTTTCCAGTTCTAATCCAACACAAGGTGATGGTAAATTATTTGTCAATGTATATTACAGAGTCCTAACATTAGGGCCAGCATTTTAAATTAAATGGACATAAGAAAAATTTCAATCGGAGCAGATTATAAATCTGGCGCTATGCATTATATAGTAGGTCAAGATGTTTTAGGTGGAAGTTATGGAATACATCTTATACAGCATGATATTGAAGCTAAGTCTTATAAAATTTGGATTATGAAGCAGGATGAAGTTTTGCTTTGGAAAGAATTTAAGTGTACAATGCCTATATCTTTAGAATATAACATAAATTTTTAATGAAATCTCCTTACTCGTTTATTGTTAAACCTTATAACAATAGAAGGTATGACAATGTTAAATCCTATGGTGATATAGAATTTATTACCAGTACTTCTGAAGAAGATCACAAATCTTCAAATCGATTTGCTATTGTCATAGCAACTCCCATCAATTACACAGGCCTTATAAAAGAAGGTGACATACTTTTAGTACATCATAATGTTTTTAAGTTTTATAACGACATGTACGGTCGCAGAAAGAGTGGTAAAAGCTTTTTTAAAGATGACCTATTCTTTGTCGATGTTGATCAGTTTTATCTTTACAAAAGTAAAGGTGAATCGAACTGGAAAGGATATAGTAAATATTGTTTTATAAAGCCTTTAAAAGCACAAAAGTCTTACTTGAATAAAAATTCAAAAAACGAACCGTTACAAGGCATAGTAAAATATATAAATGATGAGTTAATAAAAAAAGGTGTTAAAGTCGGAGATAAAGTTTTATATGAGCCTGAGTCAGAATATGAGTTTATTGTTGATGACGAAAAACTCTATAGGATGTTTACTAAAAATATAACTGTAGTGTTATGATTAAATTTTATGAAGACATTATTTATAATCCTGACGATTATGTAAATAAAATACTAAAAGAAGGTTTTTATGATTTGCCTGACGGAGACAATTTATTTAAAAATGTTTGTCAAAAAGGTAATGATGAATTTTATAATTTTCTCACCAAAACTATCCCTGAATATGAGGTTGTTTTAAATTTTGTTCGCAAATCCCCTTTAGGCCAAATAGAACCTAACTATATTCATACTGATGAAATGATGGGTGAATTAACCGCTATTCTGTATTTAAATAAAGTTTATCCAAGTGGTTATGGAACAACATTGTATGATAATAATAATAATGCTTTATTAATATATAAAGCAAAATACAATTCTGTTTTTATATTTCCATCAAATGTAAATCATTCACGAAATACTTTAAATAACTTTGGTGAAGATGATGAATCAAGATTGGTTCATGTTGCTTTTTTAAATAAAAAAAATGAATGATTTTCAAAAAATGCTCAATGAGTTAAATATTTGCGTGGATGATTTAAATAAATATATAGAATCTAAAGATTTTGAAAATTTAGCAGGGCCAGTTGTAGACGATAATAATAAAAACTATAAAGTTTTAAAATCTAAAGTAGAAGGAAAAGGGATATTTGCTAATAAAGAATTTATGAAGGGAGATGTCATTGGTTATGGTCAATTAAATAAAACAAGAACTTTAGCTGGAAGATATACAAATCATTCTAATTTAAATAACGCTAAATTTTATTATATTAGAGAAAACAATAATTGTATTTTAATTGCTGAAAAAAAGATATTGTTAAATGATGAAATATTGGTAAATTACAGACATCACACTTATAATAAGGAATATTATGAGCAGAAAAAATAGGTCTAAAAAAAACATAGAGTTTTTTGAAAAAACAGATAAACCAAAAAATAAATATAATCGAAATAAAGATGGATATAAAAAACATAAAAAAAGAGATTATAAAAGCTGGTGAGTCTGCTGTATTACAACTTATAAAAGTTGCAAAAGAAGATATAATAAAATATGATAAAGATGACGAGTTAGCTGCTGATAGGTTAAAAAATGCAGCTGCTACAAAAAAACTTTGTATTATGGATGCTTTTGAAATTATTAAAAAAATACAAGAAGAAAAAGATTTATTAGAAGGAATTGATACTAAAATAAATAATACACCAAAAGGATTTGCAGAATCAAGATCAAAATAAACTATACACTGAGCTTAAAAATATAGTTCCTAAAAATGTTTTAAGTACAAAAAACAAAGCAAAAACTTGGACTTATGGCTATAATGAAAAGTATAATTTTGTTGTTATATCAAAAACAGGTCAAATTCAAGACATTATTAATATTAGTGGATTAACTGTTGCGCTTCCCAAACCTCCTAAAGACATTTTTAAAATATCTAAAAAAAAAGAAGATCAATACTGGAAACCTAAAATACTACCAAAACAATTAACAAGAATTAAATCTATATTTCAATGGCATGACACTCCTTCGAGTTTTAAAAATGAGTGGGTAGATTATATTGAAAATGAATTTAATCTTAGAGAAGAAGGTTTTTGGTTTATGAATAAAGGAGTTCCTACTTATATTACAGGAACTCATTACATGTATTTACAGTGGACTAAGATTGATGTTGGATTTCCAGATTTTAGAGAAGCCAATAGAATATTTTATATTTTTTGGGAAGCCTGTAAGGCAGATAAAAGAAGTTTTGGAATGGACTACTTGAAAATCAGACGTTCTGGATTTTCTTTTATGGCATCATGCGAGGGAGTAAACATGGGTACAATTACCAAGGACGCTCGTATAGGTATACTTTCTAAAACAGGATCTGATGCAAAAAAAATGTTTACAGATAAAATTGTTCCTATATCTAATAATTATCCATTCTTTTTTAAACCTATACAAGATGGTATGGATAAGCCAAAAACTGAATTAGCTTATAGAGTCCCTGCTGCAAAAATTACTAAAAAAAATATGTATTTAAATGAAGAGCAGGAGCTTGAGGGGTTAGATACTACTATTGATTGGAAAAACACAGGAGACAACAGTTATGATGGTGAGAAGCTTCGATTATTATTACATGATGAAAGTGGTAAGTGGGAGCGTCCTGATAATATTTTAAATAACTGGAGGGTTACAAAAACTTGTTTGCGTTTGGGTAGTAAAATAGTTGGCAAGTGTATGATGGGATCTACATCTAATGCATTAGAAAAAGGTGGTGGTAATTTTAAAAAATTATATAACGATTCTAATGTGGGATCACGAAACTCTAATGGTCAAACTAAAAGTGGGTTATATTCACTTTTCATCCCAATGGAATGGAATATGGAAGGNTTTATAGATAGATATGGAATGCCTGTATTTAATAATCCATCAAGTCCAGTATTAGGAATTGATGGTGAGATGATACATCAAGGCGCTATAGATTATTGGCAGAACGAAGTTGATTCATTGTCAAATGATCCAGATGCTTTAAATGAATTTTACAGACAGTTTCCAAGAACAGAGTCACATGCGTTTAGAGATGAAAGTAAACAGTCACTTTTTAATTTAACTAAAATATACCAACAAATTGATTATAACGATTCTTTAATAATGGGCCAAAATATAACTCAAGGATCATTTTCTTGGGAAAACGGAATCAAAGATACCAGAGTTATTTGGAGTCCAGATAAAAGAGGAAGATTTTTTGTATCTTGGTTACCTGAAATGTCGTTGCAAAATAATGTGACATTAAAAAACGGTAGAAAATATCCAGGGAACGAACATATTGGTTCATTTGGGTGTGACTCTTATGACATTTCAGGAGTTGTNGTTGGTAAAGGTTCTAACGGTGCTTTACATGGTATGACTAAATTTAATATGGATAACGCTCCGAGTAATGAGTTTTTTTTAGAATATATCGCACGTCCTCAGACTGCTGAAATATTTTTTGAAGAGGTACTAATGGCTTGTGTGTTTTATGGTATGCCAATATTGTGTGAAAACAATAAACCTCGTTTGTTATATCATTTAAAAAATAGAGGTTATAGAGGGTTTAGTATGAACAGGCCTGATAAACGATTTAATAAATTATCAAAGACAGAAAAAGAATTAGGTGGTATACCTAACTCAAGTGAAGATGTAAAACAATCTCACGCTTCTGCTATAGAATCTTACATAGAAAAACATGTAGGTTTAGATTTAATTCAAAGTTATAGAGATAGTGACGAGATGGGTGTAATGTATTTTCAAAGAACATTAGAAGATTGGGCGAAGTTTGATATTAACAACAGAACTAAGTTTGATGCTTCCATAAGTTCAGGATTAGCTATAATGGCTAATCAAAAACACTTGTACACACCATCTAAAGAAAAATCGAAAATAAGCATTAACTTTGCAAGATATAATAATAAGAATTCAGTTAGTCAATTACTTAATAAATGAAAGACGTAAAGATACAAGTAAATGCCTCTGCATTTCCAGACCAATTTGTTTCTGACTCTGTAAAAGACACAATGGAGTTTGGACTACAGGTTGGGCAAGCAATACAATACGAATGGTTTAGGAGAGACAGTGGATCTTGTAGGTTTTATTCACAATGGGGTGATTTTAACAGACTAAGACTTTATGCTCGAGGTGAACAATCAGTTGCTAAATATAAAAACGAATTAGCTATAGATGGTGATTTAAGTTATTTAAATTTAGACTGGACACCAGTTCCTATTATTCCTAAATTTGTTGACATTGTTGTTAATGGAATGAATGATAGACTTTTTAAAATAAAAGCTGTTGCTCAAGATGCTTTGTCAGCAGAAAAAAGAAATGAATATCAAGAAATGATTGAGGGCGAAATGCTCGCTAAACCATTACTACAACAAATAGAATCAGATTTTGGTGTAAATGTGTTTCAAACAAAAGAAGAAGATTTACCAGAAACAGACGCAGAGTTAGAACTTTTCATGCAAATGAATTATAAGCCTGCTATTGAAATTGCAACAGAAGAAGCAATTGATACTTTATTTCAAGAAAGTCATTATAGTGACACGAGAAAAAGAGTTGACATGGACATTACTACGTTAGGTATTGGAATGGCAAAGCATATATTTCTTCCAGGAGAAGGCGTAAGAGTTGAGTATGTTGATCCTGCAAATGTAGTTTACAGCTATACTGAAGATCCTTATTTTAAAGATACATTTTATTGGGG